TTGGCTCGTCCGAAGAATCCCACCCCTGTCTACAAGCACCACAAAACCACCGGTCTGGCCCGCACTTGGGTCAACGGTAGGTGGATCACACTCGGTCGCTACGGTTCTCCTGAGAGCCGTAGCGAATTCGCGCGAGTGTGTGCGGAACACGCCGCCGGGCTCGCACCCAAACCGAGCGGACCGCCTACCGTTGAGCCCAAACTCACGGTCGATCAACTCCTGCTTCGCTACCTCGCACACGCCGAGGTGCATTACCGTACTCCGGACGGAACGCAGACCAACGAAGTGCGCGAAATCAAGCGGTCACTGGTCCACATCCACGAGTCATACGGGCACACCGTCGCCCGTGAGTTCGGTCCCTTGGCTCTCGCCGCGGTCCGTCAACAGATGATTGCCTCGAACTGGTGCCGGACTTTGATTAACCGCCGGGTGGACCGGATCAAGCGCGCGTTCAAATGGGCCACATCCCAGGAGCTCATCCCCGTCACTGTGTACGAGGCACTTCGCACCCTACCTGGATTGCAGGAGGGCCGCACTGCCGCGCGTGAGTCTGAGCCGGTTAAGCCGGTCCCTATCGAAGTGGTCGAAGCGTCGTTGCCCTTCATGTGTGCGCAGGTCCGCACAATGGTCGAGTTGCAACTCCTCACCGGTATGCGCCCCGGTGAAGTGTGCAGGCTCTCGGTGGATCAGATCGACACGACGGGCGATGTTTGGGTTTACTCTCCTCGGCAGCACAAGACCCGACACCGAGGAAAGAACCGCCCGATCGCCATTGGACCGCGAGCGCGCCAGGTGCTCGAAGCCTTTATCTGCTGCCGTGAGTGGGCGGCATCTGCGCCACTCTTCTCCCCGCGCCAAGCCGAGCAGGAGCGCTGGGCGGCGCAGCGCGCTGCAGCGAAAAAACAGTGGCCGCGTCACAAGAAGGTGGCGAAACGCAAGAAGGCGTTAACCCGCGATCGCTATTCGGTCATCGTCTACGACACGAACATCCGACGTGCTGCTGGACGGGCTGGTGTTCCATCGTGGCATCCAAACCAACTCAGGCACTTGAAGGCAACGGACGTTCGCCGGCAGTTCGGTATCGAGGCGGCTGGCGCGATTCTGGGACACTCGAAACTATCTGTGACCGAAGTTTATGCCGAACGCGACGCAGCCCTCGCCGTAAAGGTTGCACGGGAAGTGGGTTAGGGCGAGAAAATAGCAAGTTACCCCCGAAGGTGGTTTATTTTATTGCGTCCGGTGCAGAGTCGCACATCTGACGCAACGCCGCTCTCGCACTCAAGGGCGTGCGAAAAAGTCGGTTGACCGCGTCAGCTATGCGCTGTGCTTTTCGCGCCTGCACCAGCGACGCAAGCGATTGAGGATAGTGGAGTTGCGAGTTGATGATGTGAGTGGGCGCCAAAAACACCGCTCACCTTACTACTGCTACTGGATGTTTAAAATAGAGGATAATAGTGCGTGTGGCGTCATCGGGGGTTTGTGTTGCGAACCAACGAAACTCCGCAACGAAATTGAGTTTCACATCCAATAGACTTAAATATTTTTCTACAAAACTGTACTCATGATGCACGCATTGCCGATGTGAATTATGTACATCCTGCCGATCTTGCCACTGTTCCAGGAGTTTATCGTGTGACCGTCTCAGCAACGAAGTGAACTGAAGTGCGGGAACCTGTGGGTTGAGTCTCGATAACACTCCCACAGGCCCCGCCGAACCTACCCCGGTCTCGCAACCAGGGCGGGAACTTCTTTGGCAATACGTCATCGGCGTATTCGCGTCAAGGCAGTTCCGCGCCCCTCGTCGAAGGAACGCGAACATGCCAACAGTCCAAGTTGTTGACCAAACAGCAGATACCGCCGCCCGCGTACAACGAATCCTGTCCGAGGGACCAATCCCCTGCACCAAGCGTGCGCGGGCGTTGGGCGTTGATCCCGCGACCTTTTTCCGCTGGGGCCATCGTCCGCACGTTCTCCCCGACGGCACGTCCGTGACTCTCGAGGTCATTAAGCTGGGTGGAAAATTGTACACATCAGAGCAGGCTCTGATGCGGTACCTGACCGCTATCAATGGCTCGGCTGCATCTGTACCTGAATCACCCACGCCTGCCGCTCGGACTCGTCAAGCCGACCACGCGCACGCTGAGCTGAGCCAACTACTCAACGCCGGCTGATAGCCGAGCGGTCCCGCAACCAATTTCGACGCGCACGTGCGCGTCCATGATCACGGTACGTGCACGTGCGGCCGGGCGTGCACGTACCGATCTCACCTCCCGGCGGTTATGGATGATTTCCCAATGGCAGCGAAGTTCACGAAGAAGAAGACCACTGCGAAGAAGTCCCCGAAAAAGTCCGCGTCTGACCCTGGCACCTATTCACCCGGCTGGAAGCCCGCGAGTGGCCCGGGCGAATACCTCTCGCACCTCCAGTGCCCACTATGCGCGTGCCGTGGCTTGGCCTTCATTTTCGACAATGTGTCCAGCGCCATTGTCCGATATGGCTGCGATAACTGTGAACAATTTTTCACCGCGATGACGCCGCTGAGTCCGTACGCGCGGCGCACGATGTCCGAGGGCCGCGATCCGGCCAAAGAGACCTGGGACGCCACGATCAAGCCCGTCATTGACGACGTGTTCGCCGCTGTCGTTGGTGCTCTGAACAAGTGCGCCGACGTGTACATCGCTGACCACGGAAGGGCGGATTTCCACTACGGCTTTAGTCTCGGTCTCCGTCGCGCTGCAGATCTGATTCGCGACGCGAAAGTCTAACATCCCGCTCGCCGTGAACCCGCCCGTAACGTTGCGGGCGGTTCTTTCCCTTTTCCGGAGCCTTGCAATGGCAAAGTTTTTTACGTTCAACTCGAACCGCACACGCTTTTACATCAAGTTCGACGCTATCACTTCTGTTGCGATCGCCCCTCGCGATCCAGACACTGATCCGACAGTCTACCTCGGTATCACGGGCACAGCGGAAGCTCTTAAGGTTAACTTAACGCTCGAAAAGCTCAACGAACTCCTCACCTACGTCACCGGTGCGCCATTCCCGCCACCGGAGCCAGCCGTCACGCCGGCATGACAATCATGAGCGCGCCACCAATGTGTGGGTGGCGCGCTCCTTTCTAATGGTATCCTTCACCCCAGGTTCGCACCACATGTCTGCCGTGTCCGTCTCCGCGTCATCTAATTTGTCTATCACGTCTCGGCACCTCCTCGATCTGCGCGCGTCCGGGCTACGCGACGACACGATTCGCGCCGCGGGTATTTACTCGGAAGCAGATCCCGTGGCTGTCGCGCGTCTGATTAACTGGAAGCGCGCCGACCGTCTTGGCGCTTGCTTGGTGTTCCCACACGTCAGCGCGGACGGCACGCCTCGCGATTACGTGACATTGAAGCCCGACAGCCCGCTCACTGACGCAAAGGGTAAGGCGCGCAAATATGAATGCAAGAAAGGTCACCCGTGTGCCGCGTATTTCCCTCATGCAACCATTGTGGCGATTGCCGATCCGCTCGCGCCGCTCGTGGTCACCGAGGGGGTAAAGAAGGCTCTCGCCGCTGATCAGGATGGCATCGCGACGATCGGCCTGAGCGGTGTTTGGAACTTCCAGAAGGCGCGCCCTAAAGTCGGTGGCAAGCCGACGGGACCGCGAGTCCTCATCGACGAGCTGTCCGCAATCTCGTGGCAAGGTCGACGTGTTGTCATCTGCTACGACTCCGACGCTGCCACGAATCCGAACGTGCGTCTCGCCGAGTGGCAGCTCGCGGTCACTTTGCACAAGGCGGGCGCCGTAGTTCGCGTTGCGCGCCTTCCCGCTGCGGCGGATGGCTCGAAGTTGGGTCTCGACGATTACCTTGTCGCCCACGGCGTTGAAAAACTGCGGGCGCTGATCGCCGGCGCTGGCAGGCCAACCCGCCCGCCTCGTCTGGCGCCCTCCCCTCCTCCCGATGCTCCGCGCCGCTTCCCGTGCCCCAACCCCGGCGAGGCTTGGAACGACCCGCACCGGCTCGCGCGTTTACTCGTCGAGGACACCCGCACGTTGGAGGGCCACCAGACGATTTTGCAGTGGCGAGACGAATATCACCGCTGGCAGACTTCATGGCGATCGGTTTCGGATTCGGATTTCGACGCCACGGTCGCTCGCCACTGCCGGTGTGTATTTGAGGAAGACTTCCCGGTCAGACTCGCAATTCACGCCCAGCAAGTTGCGCTCGAAGGCAAGCAAGGGAAACCGCCCACCCTCTTCCCGGTGACGGGGAAGACTAAAGCTGACACCAAGGTCAATCTCGCGGGGTTGGTCAATCGGCCCGACGACGGCACCGATGCCCCGTTTTGGCTGTGGGGTGATGCTACCCACGACCCTACCCAGGTCGTTGCCGCTCCCAACGGGCTTTTTACACTGCCCGACATCGCGGCCGGGTGCCCTGCGTTCGAGTCCACGTCCCCGCGGTTTTTCACCTTCAATGCCCTTCCCTTTAATGTTGCGGTGGGTGATACGGACCTGCCACAAGTCTGGCTCAAATCGCTCGACGACTGGTTCAACCGTGACTCGCAATCGATCCTCGGTCTTCAAGAATGGCTCGGGTATTTGCTGAGTGCGAGCACATCCGCCAACAAGATTTTGTTGATAGTCGGTCCGCCGCGGAGCGGTAAGGGCACTGTGCTTCGGTTGCTCGCGGATCTTCTTGGCGAGAAGAACATCGCGTCCACGACCTTTAGTCGGTTGGGCGAGAACTTCGGTCTCGCACCGTTACTCGGCAAGCGACTCGCCACTATTCCCGACGCCCGAATCGCGGGCCGGACTGATCTGCCGAACGTTGTTGAGCGGCTATTGAGCATCTCCGGTGATGATCAGCAGACCGTGAACCGAAAGAACCGACCGGAGATCAGTACCAATCTCCGAGTGCGGTTCGTGCTCGCCACGAACGAGATACCGCAACTGCCCGATGCGTCCGGCGCGCTCGCCAGTCGCTTGTACATCCTCTCATTCCCCAACTCTTTTTTGGGTAAAGAGGATCCGGATCTACAGCAAAAGCTTCGCGCAGAACTCCCAGCCATCCTCGCCTGGGCTGCACGTGGTTATGTCCGCCTCCAGTCTCATGGCATGAAGTTCACAGCCAATGACGTAGCCGCTCGTTTCCATCGTGAGTTTGAAGACTTGAGTTCTCCGGTACGCGCGTTCGCACGCGAACGGTGCAGCTTTGGTCCCGAACAAGAAGTTCGTGTCGCCCAACTCTGCGAAGCGTGGCAGGACTGGAACCTGGCGCGAAATCGGAAGGCTTGTGACGACAACGTATTTTGTCGTGACCTGAACGCGGCCTTCCCGTTTATCAAAAATACTCAACCTCGTGTTAATGGCATTCGTGTCAGATATTACAGAGGAATTGGTATTCGCGAACGTGCAGATTGGGGCGACCCCGAAGAGCATGTGGCACGGGATGGAACAGGGTCCAAACCAGCTTGGACTGTAGAAGAGCAAAGTCTGTTTACAGCTTAGGTGTTCATGTAGTGGCCGCTGAGTGGGGCCGGATCCTGTTCCATCCCGTGCCACTTACAACCATTTGAGAGACAACTATGCAAGTAGCAGAACAGAAACCTGAGTGCATTACCTACCAACTATGGCACCGCCCCCAGGTCAAAGGTGCCCGCTGGCGTAAGGTCGGCGAGCCAACGACGCACGCCGATGCCGTCCACCGCATGCAGGGCAAAGGCGAGTTCTGGATAGCGGAATTACGCAACCCAAAACTGGCGCAAATGTCTCTGTTCGCCTGAGCACCTGAATTGCGTCCCCCGACCTTTTGTGGTACACTGTATTACCGCGTAGTACCGCAAAGGGGGCATGGATGTGGTCGCTGCAGAACCAACTAACCACTTGGTGATGACCGAGGATATTTCGCTGCTCAAGTCGATGCGGAACCCGACTGGCTTCCGACACTGTTACGAAGTTCACAAGGCGGTTTACCGACCTCACCAGGGTGACTCCGCTCGTCGCCGCAGGCTTTTCATCGCCAAGATCAGGCGCGACGGTGTCTTGATTCGCCTGCCCGGTTCCAGCTTGACGCCATCCGAGTGCGCGAAGCGAGTTGTCCGCTGGTACATGGACCAGTTTGGCGAGGGTTGGCGGATTGCGATTCTCGATAAGCGCAACGGCACGAACCGCAAGTCGCTGGAGGCGCTCCTATGCGACTAACGCCCGCACAACAGCAGTTGGTCGAGCAGTACGTGCCGCTGGCGAAACTCCTCGTCGGCCACCGTATTGGCTACCTTCGGGCGCGGATGGTTAGGTACGACGCCGATGCGCTGCACTCCGACGCAATGTTCGGGCTCGTTCGCGCCGCGAAGAACTACGACCCCACTCACCCCGCGAGTTTCATGACCTATGCCTGGCAGTGCATCAGCAAACTGCTCCGGTCCTCATCATTGGACCGGATCCGTCTGCGCGGCAAGTCCGGTGATTTGATGTCGCCGACGACCTTCTTGTTTTCCTCGACTGTGCCCCAGCGAAACAGCACGTTCGACCCGTTTGACTACCCCGCTCGCGACACCTCTGTGGACGAGCAGCACGACAGTGACGAACTCACGCAGCTCGCGTTCGCGGACCTCACCCCTATCCAGCGGGAAATCGTGCTGTCGCCGTTTGTCGAGATTCAGGACGACCGCGGGCGCATGCGCCCGTTGACCGATCGCGAGTTGGCGGACAAGCACGGGCGTAACCGTGGCTGGGTCGCACGGGTGCGGAAGGAAGCCATTGACCTCATCCGCGCCAAGGCTGAGTCACAGGCGGCATAACCAACAAAGTGCTGAGGATCTGTTGTGAGAAAGCCACCAGCCGCGGGCATGGGTCGCAAGAAGGGCTCTCGGAACAAGCGTACAGTTGCGGTCAAGGAAGCGCTCGAGGCGGCGTTCCAGGGTCTCGGGGGCGTAGAGCGCCTTATCGAGTGGGCGAACACTGACGACGAGAACCTGGCCACGTTCTACGAGAAGATGTGGCTCAAGATCCTGCCCCTCACTGTGGACTTCAACCGGGCGCCCGCTGCTCCGGCACCACAACTCACCAACCCGAACGTACTCGGTGCCGCGCTCGCTCTGGACGAGGAGATTAGCCGTGCAGTGTCTCACCCCGCTGGCGCTGGGGCGACTGGCTCACCCCACGCACCGATGGGGGCGGTTCCACCACGTGATTCAGGGGCAACTGCTCCGGCTGTTCACGAAGCAGCTCCGGTTCCCGGCCTCCCACCCGAAAGCGGGGATGCTCTGCAAGCGGCTGATGCTTTTGGTCCCACCACAGCACGGTAAGTCGACGGTCACGAGTCAACTGTTCCCGCCCGTCGCGTTCGCACAGAACCCGCGGTTCAAGATGCTCCTGCTGTCGTACAGCAGCGACCTTGCCGCCGCTCACTCCCTGCTCGCTCGTGACCGCGTAATCGAGTTCGGGCGCCACCTGTGCCCGTCCGGCGCGCTCCAACTCAACCCGAACGCCAAGGCGCGCAATGCCTGGCTCACGACCGCGGGCGGCTACCTCCGCTCCGCCAGTATCCAGGGCAGCGTTACCGGCTTGGCTGCCGATGCCGTGATAGTCGACGACCCGTTCAAGAGCAGCGAGGATTCCGCCTCCCCGACGATTCGCGAGAAAGTGTGGCGCACGTACTCCAGCGTGGTTGAAACACGTCTGGCACCGGACGGCTTCGTCGCGCTCGTGGGTACCCCGTGGCACGAAGACGATCTCCGCGGTCGGTTGCTCGCGACCGAAGCGGACGATTGGGTTGTCATCCGTTTCCCGGCGCTGGCTGAACCCGACGACGTACTCGGGCGCGCTGCGGGCGAAGGGTTGTTCCTCGAACGCTACTCACAGGAGTGGTACGAGAACACGCGAGCCAAGTTCGAGATGCGTGGGCTCTCGCACCTCTGGGACGCGCTGTACCAATGCACCCCGAGTGGTGACGCATCGCTACGAGCCTTCAACGACCCGAGCTACTTCGCCGATCACATCTGGGTTCAGGAACTCCCGTTGAACGAGCGCAATGCACAGGTTCACCGTGTGCTCTCACTAGACCCGTCGAAGTCGAAGACTGGCAAGGTCGGCGACTATGGCGCGTTCTGTGACGCAACGCTGATGAGTGACCGTCACGTCTACTGCCAAATGCACCTCGCCCGTGAAACGCTCCCAGCGCTGTATGCCCGCGCTGTTGCCATTGTGAAGGCCGCAAAGGACGAGCGGCGTCCCTTCGAGCGGTTCATCATCGAGACCAATCACTTCCAGGAAGCAGTTGCTCTCTCGGTCCAAGAGCACTTGCAGCGCGCTGGGTTGGACGTGCCGATCGACATGCACACCACGCCGAGCGACCAGGCGAAGCACGCGCGCATTCAGACCAGCCTGGGGCCGCTACTCGCGCAGAAGCGACTTCACTTCATCGGGCAAACCATCTCGAACAAGCTGACGGTGCAGCAAACCAAAGAGATCCCCAACGGCGCTCACGATGACGGCCCGGACGCGGTCGAGATGGCGACCCAGGCACTGAACCTGCTACTCACCGGTACAAAGCGACCTCAACAGCAGAAAGTGCTCCGGTAACGCCCACCTGGAAAGTTGCACATCCGTGTACAACGAGGTATGATTGCGTCATATGTCGTTGCTGTCACGTCTGAACCCGGCTAACTGGTTCCGCGGGCGCCTGAAAGAAGCGTCCGTCACGGACATTTACGGCACACCGGTTAGCGACGCGGAACTGAACACGTGGAACGGGCGCCCGCTCACGCCCGTGTGGGGGCCGGAACTCTTCCCGGACAAACTGCAGACCGTTCGCACGCTGCAGGAACTCAACCGCCTCCGCCACGTCAGCCGTTTCTTGTTCGAGCGCAACCCGAACGCTTCGGGCGGCATCAACGGAATGAACCGGTACGTTGTCGGCACCGGCAGCGCGCAGGAAGTGCAGTCCACCGACCCGGATAAGGAAGCACCCGAAGCACTCGCCAAGGCTGTCACCACACTGCTGGACGAGTTCAAGCGCGCAGCGTGCTGGAAGGTTGTGGAGCGGGAGATTTACCGCCGGTACCTCACGGACGGCGAATGCTTCGTTGAACTGAAGCCGATGGACGACGGCATCACGGCCGTTAAGTTCATCGAGCCGGATTCCATCGTCCCGCCCGAGGGTCAGTCGTTCGAGGGGCCGTGGTCCTGGGGCATCCTCACCGACCGCGACCGTCCCGCGGTGCCAATCAAGTACAACGTCCGCGACTACTCGACGAACACCGAGCGCCAGGTGCCGGCGCACTTCATCCGGCATTTGAAGCGTGGCTCCAACCTGAACCAGAAGCGCGGACTACCGGCGCTCACCGCGTGCATCGACGAACTGCAGGGCGGTAACAAGCTCCGCCACGCATCGCGTGAAGGCGAGAAGGTGCGGGCGAGCATCGCCTACGTCCGCCAGCACGCTCAGGCACCCGCGAGCGCGCTTCAGGCTCTGCAGTCCGCGAGCGCGTCAGGCTCGTTCCAGGTGTCGACGCAGAACGGCACACAGGACGTGGTTTACCAGCAGATTGAGCCCGGCACGGTTCAAGACATCCCGGAAGGTTTGGAGTACCAGCCGCCGCCCCCGTCGCCGAACTCCGAAGCGGCGGCGATGTCGGTGAAGCTCTCGCTCGAAGCAACCGCGGCGGCGCTCGAGGCCCCATACTGGCTCATCTCCGGTGACTCGACCGCGTCGTCCTACGCCTCATCGCTCACCGCCGAATCGCCGTTCATCAAGCTCGTGGAAGGTGAACAGGGCGTGCTGTCGGAGTACGTGGACGACGTGCTCACCGCGGTCATCGAGATCGCCGCGGAGCAGGAGCGGGACAACATCCCGATGGACGTGCTGGACCAGATCGACCTGCACGTGAACTACACCGTGCCCGTCGTGCGCCAGAAGCTCGACGAAGCGCAGCGCAACGAGATCCTGCGGAAAGCCAAGATCAAGTCACCGCAGACGATCAGCGCGGAGGAAGGGCTCGATTACGAGAAGGAACAAGCCAACTTCGTAGCAGCCGGACCGTCCCCGGAAGAGCAAGCCGCGGAGCACGCAGCGGACCTGGCTGCCAAACAACCACAGACCGCGGGCGGGCAGATGAAGCGCGACCAGGGAGGCGCCGAGTAATGGCACAGCTCATCGAAACCGCCCTGTGGGAAGACACGCAGGCGCCCGCCAACGGCGTGCTGCCCAACGTGAAGATCCTCGGGCAGAAGAGCCGCAACAAGCGGTTCTACACCGAGCAGGCGATGCAAGGCGCCGTGTCGCTCTACGAGGGCAAGGCGGTCTACATCTCCCACGCGGGCGAGAAGGTCAAGCACCGCGCCGCACCTGAGCGGTACGGGCGGCTCAAGAACGTCCGGTACGACGGCGCCAAAAAGGAACTCCGCGGTGACCTCGTGTACCTCGAGAGCCAGGCGCAAATGACCGCGATGCTCAAAGAGGATCTGGACCGCAAACTCAACTTCTTCGGCCTCAGCCACGTGGCAGACGGCCAGTTCCACGTGAAGGAGGGCGTCAAAGTGGTGACCAAAATCGACAAGGTGGACTCGGTGGACCTGGTGAGCGACCCCGCAACCGCGACCTCGCTCCGCGAGCAGTCGGACGCAGTTGTTGTGGAGAACACCACAACTGACCCGTTCTGCGAATCAGTGCTCGCGGTGCTGAACGATGAGTCGCTCGACGAAGCCGGGAAGAAGGCGAAGTTGCAGACGCTCAGCGCACCGGTGAAGGAGCAGACCGACACCGGTACCGATCCCATCAAAGCGCTAACGGAACAGGTCGCGAACCTCACGAAGACGGTCACAGCGCTGCAGAAGCCACGCAAGTACGTCACCGGTCAACAGACCACCGCGACCGCGCTGAGCGAGCAGACGGACACCACCGTCACGACGCTGGACGCACCGCCCAAAGACAAAGCCGCCCTAAAGAAGTGGCTCCGCAAGTAACAACCATCGAATTTTCGCGGCGCCGCGAAAAAATTTCGTTCACGAACAAGGAGCCGAACCGTGGCAGACGCACTCTACAGCAACGCCGGACGACTCATCGGCGGCAACCCCCGCGCCAAGCGCATCGCCGGTACCGTCGCCAGTGCCATCTACGCCGGTGACTTCGTGGCGCTCGTTACCAGCAAAGCGAGCCCCATCAGCGCGCTCGGTGACGCCGGGACGCTGGCGCAGAACCAGGAGCAGGCGCACGACGTGTTCCTGGGTGTGGCGCTGGACGCGAAGCTCGCTGGAGACACGCGCGACATCCTTGTTGCGAGCGCGGGCGAGTACAAGTACCCGTGCGCCGCGCTCGGTTCGGGCTCGGACATCGGCGCCTACGTCGGTCCGGCCGGCACCGGGTCCGGCGGTCTCGTGGGCGTGGCGGACCAGACGGTTGCCATCGTCGCCACGCCGAACCTGGCGTTCGGGCGGTTGTCCCGCGCCGCCGTAACGGGCGACACGTTCCTCTACTTCGAACTCGCCGGGACGCTGACCACCACGCAAGCCGGCCCGCAAACGATGGCGTAATTGCACACCACACCAGTTGTGGAGAAGAACCCCACAACTGCCCACTCAACACACAGTCCGAGGTAACCCCAATGGCTCAGCTCGCCGAAAAGCTCAAGAAGATCCTGGAACAGAACATGAACGAGGGGCGCGGGCTGGCGGGATACCGCGGGCAACTGCGCGAAATGTTCGGTATCACCGAGGACGACAGTGGCGCGCCGGTCCTGAACCGTGCCGAGCGCCTCATTGACCCGCTCCAACTGGACGCGCGCGAAATCGCGGTAACGTTCCTCGGGCGCAACGTGGGCGGGTACGATATCCGCCGCGCGTTCGCACTCGCGGAACAGTACGGGCGGTTCGAGGAAGCAGAAGGTGCTGTAGTGCTACCGAGCCACTTCGCCCGGATCAGCGCGTTCACCGACACCGTCGCGGGGCTGGTCGATGCTCTGACGATGGAAGCGTACACCGCGCCGGAGTTCATCGGCGACTCCCTAATGGAAGTGAAGCAGGAGCGCGTCAACGGCGGCAAGATGATCGGGGTGATGAACGACGGCAACGTGTCCGGGGATCTGATCGACGGCGACCCGTTCCCGACCGTGGGGCTCAAGGAAACTTACGTCGAAGTGCCGGACAACCAGCGCTTCGGGAACGTCATCCAGATCAACGAGAAGACGTTCATCTACGACCGCACCGACATGCTCGAATCGGCGTGCAAGAGCGCCGGGACCGCTGTCGCACGCAACAAGGAAGTGCGCCAAGCCGACTGCGTGCTGGGCATCACGAACACGTACAGCCGGGACGGGAACGCGGCGAACACGTACCTCACGGCCGCGGGCGACATCCCGAACAACTACGTGAACTCGTCCACCAACGAGCTGACGAACTACGCGAGCATTGACACCGCGTTCCAGATCCTCGAAGGGAACACGGACCCCGGGACCGGGTTCGAGATTACCGTCAGCGCGCCGCAACTGCTCGTGATGCCCCAGCGCCAGATGAACCTGGAATCGGTGCTCTACCCGGAATTCGTGCGCCGGCTGACGGACACGGGGAACACGATCACGCAGACCCAGCGCAGCCTGATCCGGCCCATCAGTCCCGTGGTCCTGAGCCGCATCTGGTACAACCGGCTCATCGCGGGCGGGGTGTCGACCACCAACGCGCCGGCCCGCTGGTACATGGGCGACCCGAAGCGCGCGTTCCGGTACCGCCAGATCATCCCGTTCCAGGTCAACAGCGCCCCGCTCTCCAGCGAAGACGCCCGCCGCGAAATCGTCGGGATCTGGGTGGCGCGCGAGCACGGCGTTCCGTTCACAAAGGAGCCCCGCTTCATGTACCGCGGCACCAAGGAGTAATCATGCCGACCGTCGCGGACAACCTGAACGCCACCATCGCGGGTTACGCCGCGGCGCTCGCGGCCGACGCGGTGAACCCGCAGCCAAGTTATACTTTGGATAACAAGACCGTCGACCGCAACGAGTGGCGCGAGGGCCTGCAGAAGCTCATTGACGCGCTCCAGAAGACCGTGAACGCTCAGTCCCCGTACATCGTGTCAACCAAGATGGTGCTGTGATGGCGCTGGACCTGAGCAAGGACTACCTGCTCATCGACGACCCGCTGACACTCGGGTACGCGGTGAAGATGAAGGAGGACGAGTTCGCGGACGCCGCGCGCGTCCAGTACGTCCAGCGCGCCGCGGTGACCAAAGAAGACATCGCGAAGATGCAGCGCAACTACCCGAAGCTCATGGAGAAAGACGCGGTCGTCTTCCACCTGTGGACCGACAACCTGCGCGGAATCGCACCGGAGAACGTCGCGCCCGGTGGTGTGGTGATACCGAAGATCGGTGAAAAGCTCACGGACGGCGTGCTGGAGTGGACGGTCCCCAATGTGGAAGGCAGCTACCCGACACCGGCGCGCATGGCGGATCCGGCTTACGACGAGTTCAGCGTCTGGATCGTGGAGTCCGTCCAGGTGATGGACCGTGACGCGAACGGCCCGCAGCGGTACCGGCTCGTCACCTACAGGCGCTCGGGAGCGCAGTACCTGTGAGCGTGCTCAACGACATCCTCGACGCGGTCGTTACGGACCACAAGGCGCACCCGCTCAAGGTCGGCGGCCAGTGCCTGAAGGTGGTGAAGCGCAAGCTCCCGAAGAAAGAGGAGCGCGTCGACGAGCACTACCAAGTCACCATCAGCGGCGCCGAGGAAGCGGACCAGGTCACCCGCATCGCGTTCGGGAGCCGGTTCCGGGTCACGTACACCGTCGAAATGACCCTGATCACGCCCAACGACCGGGACCAGATCACGAACCTCGCGGACATCGCGAACTGGCGCGAGCAGGTGCGCGCGAGGTACATGAAACCGAACCCCATCGCGGTGAGCGCGGTGAAGCGGGTCGAGATCGCCGGCGGTGTGTTCCTGGACCGCGGCGACCTCTCCGAGGGGTTCGATTACGACCAGATCATCCTGACCATTTGGACCTTCGAGGACCGCAGCACATGAGCATCAGCCACCAAATCACCGAGACGTGGGGCGCCGGGTCCAATCAGGTCGCGGTGCTCACGACGAAGACCGGCAGCGTCGAACAGAACTCCTCGCTCACGCTCGGGACCGTCACGAACCAACTGGTCGACCTGCAATGGGCGAGTGCGAAACTGCTCGCCGTGTTCATCAAAACAGACCTCGACTGCACGCTCAAGATGAACAGCAGCGGTTCGCCCACGGACACCATCAGCCTCACGAGCGCGGTGCCGTTCGTGTGGGTGAAGGGTTCGGGCGTGCCGTACCCGTTCACCGGGACCGCGGGTGCCATCACCGCGGGCTACATCACGACCACGGCGGCAACTAACGTTGAGATCCGCGTACTACTCGACCTGTAAGAGGCGCCCATGCCGCTCTCGTCCTTCGACCTGCAGGTGAACAACACCTTCGCGTTCACGGTCTCGGTCACGAACTGGGCGGACCTGACGCAGGGGGACAACCAGGTCACGTTCTCGCTCCCGGACCTGGACACCAGCGTTTGGGACGATGCTTATGCCGCGGTGCTCACCATCGCGGCGAGCGGCTCCACGACAATCGACCTGAAGAGCGTCACGAACCTCGCGGGCGAGTCGGTTGCGTTCACGAAAGCGCTCGCCATTGTCGTCAAGGTCGCGGGCACGTCGGGCGTCCTGAAGCTCACCCCGGGCGCGAGTAACGGGCTCGTGTGGTTCGCGGGCGCGACCGACGGTCACGTGGTGCGCGCGGGCGAGTCGTTCACGCAGGCTGGCGACCCGACCGGGAGCGGCATCACCGTGGACGCCACGCACAAGACCCTGACGTTCGCGAACACCGGGGCATCATCCATCGACGTGACCGTGGTCATCGTCGGCAGCACACTGTGAGGCACCCATGCCCGACAACTTCATCAGCGGCAACGACAGTTACGTGAAGCTCGGCGCCCAGTCGTACAGCTTCAGCAAGTGGCGCTTGCCCGTGGACGGGGGCGTCAAAAAGTTCTTCACGTTCGGATCCAACTTCCAGCGCACCACCGCGGGCGGGATCGCGGCCACTCCAGTCGTCGAGGGGCCGTACAACAGCGGAAACATGCCCTTAACAGTCAACACAGTGTACGAGCTTCACCTGGGGTTCGCGGTGGGTGTGGAACTCGTGCTCAACGCGCGCCTCTCCAGCGTCGAGTTCAGCACGGAGATCAGCGCCGGGGGCGACCCCGGGCAGTGTTCCGTGACCTTCGAGTCCGACGGCGCGTTTTCTGTTTCGTTCACATAACTGTAACGCTCTTGGTTACGGTTGACCTGCATACCCATTAGGGACACGGAGAGGTTTCATGAGTGAGCGCAGCGCGGCGCTGGGCATCAAGGGACCGCCCAAGACCATCGAGCACAACGGGAAGACGTACACCGTCGCGCCCGTGCTCACCCACGGCACCATGCTCGCCGTTGAAACGAAGTTATACGAGCGGGCGAAGGCGGCGCTCCTGGAACTGCGCGACGTGTACCCGCCCGACGAGTACCTGAAGCGCGCCGACGAACTCCGCAAGCAGCGCGAGACCGGGCACTTCGCGTTCGAGTCCGAGCACACGATGGCGTTCCTGGAAACCACGCCGGGAACCGCGCTGCTGCTCTCCTGCATGATGAGCGCAGAACCGGCCGAGATCTTCGAGCTACTCGCACACAAGCCGGAGGAGATGCGGACCATCCTCACCGAGGTAATGGAAGACTCGCTCCCGAAGGAGGCCCTCGCCCCAAAACGGAAGGCCCCGGGGCCGGACCTGGCGCGCCGCAACCGCGGCCGGCGCTAACCCCCGGGGTTCTCACCGCACAGTTCGCGATCCTCGTGAGCGAGTTCAAGGTTCCGCTCGGTGAGATCTACGACCTGTCCCCGCGGCAGGTCAAAGAGATCTACTTCCACGCGCGCGACAAGGACGGCGCCATTCAGGTACCAGAGGGGTCACCGGGAATTCCCGGTGACCCGCGGGCGCGACTGCAACAACTCCTCGCGATCGCTCCGGCGCTGGGGGTGAGTGCGGAACAGCTCGACGAACTCAAGCGGCGATTGGAGGCGCTGAACAGTGGCCCACAGTAA